TATTGAATATTTAGCCGAAGATAAAAAATATAAAGGTACTGCATCAATACGACAATTTGAAAAGATATTTAAACTTGAAATTACCTTCTTGGATTAAATTACACATAACGGCTCTAATATGAAATGTAGGCGATTTGAAACACCTACTTTCGATTACTCGCAAACTTAAATAAAAGATAAACAGATTAATAACCGCACGAACCGCCTATATTTTATATTTATTGTTAGGCGTAGTGCTTTAGACTAAACAAAATGGATACAAACGAATTTATAGATAAACAGGTTGAAATGTTGAAAAACCAATTCGGTAAACAGCAGATAAGGAATAATGTGTGGCAATATGTAGCGGAAAATGGAATGGGTATTATAAAACTTGATGCTATGATAGATAGGAGCATGGAGATAAATGGTGAGATAATGAAGCGTTTTTACTCGTAGCATTACGCCTAACGTTTGACGGTTGGCGTTCGTTGCCGACCTTAATTAACAGATAAATTAACTTAAAAGTAGAAATATTATGAGTACAGAAAACGTATCAAAAGAGCAAATAGGCAATGACGTTAACCGTGTGTTAGCAATTCGTTGTTTTCTTCTGATAATATCAAGAAGTGGCACGCAATTCTAATAGGCAGAGGCAAACAAGAAATGTACGATAGCATCAAAAGCAATGATTGCTAACGATTGGGTGTATGAGAAGGTTTGCTTGTAGAAACTTTCAAATTACCCACAAAACTATAATCGAAGCACAAATGTAGTGCTTGCAGCTAACGGTCGCAGGTATGTTTAGTGCCTGATTAAATAGTATAAACTTTAAATAATAAATAAAATGACAAAGAAAGTAGAAGATTCAAAACAAGCAGAAACACAGGCATTAAATATACCTGATGTTATGCCAAGTATTGTTAGGAAGGGTTTCGTTCAGTGTATGGACGGAATGACTTCATGGATTAATACCCAAAGTGATGAAATGATTAAAGTTAATTTTAAAGATAGAGAAACCCAGTTGAAATATTACTGTAAATATGTTAAAGTAACTATCGAGGTTATTGAAGAAAGTGAACTCGATTAATATTTGGCATAACGGCTGCGTGTATGAAACGTTGTGGTTATAGGGCAGAAACCTACCAACTTACTACACAGCCAATGCGAGGCACAAACTTTGAATAACCACTACAGCCACAATGTTTTATACACCTTGTTATAACCAGTACGGTAAAAATAGTAGAAACTTAATTTGAAATACAAATAAAAATTTTTAAATATGAATGAATACAAATTAAAATTATTGGATTATATCTCAAAGAATTATGAGAATGTAGTAAAACCAGCACAGGGTGGTGAATATATTGAAATAGATTTAATACCAAACAGCCATGATGGATTACATGACTTACCAGAAATATTAGAATATTGTGATAAAAACAATATGGATGTTAGAATGTTTATGCGTAGTTATCCATCTGAAAATGCTGATGGTATTAGAATGGGTAGATATTGGTATTATATGCAAAAAACCACCAAGATGATATTGGATGATTTAAAAAATTTTAACCAAATAGAAGAACAAAAGTAGTATTGGTTATAACGTTTAGTGTATGGCAAGTAAGCCACGCACCAATTTATCAAATTAGTATAAACTTTAATGGCTTATTTGCTATACACTGTGTTAGCAACTGGGCGGTTTTAAAACGAAAAACATGAAAATTAAAACAATTACAAAACTTGAAGATTTTAGATGTGAGAACTCGACAACTATTGGACTTCAATCAAAAACGCAACCCGATTTTAATTTACAACTTGTAAAAGTAGTGACTGAAGAAATTTATATTGGGATGGAAAAAGAAGTTGATTTATACAGGATATCATTAACTGATATGAAAATGTATTTAGATTCTTCTGGAACTTTAAGGGAATGTTTTGAAAAATTAGATGAATATTTCTTTATTTATTCATTTAATAAATTCTCTGATTTTTATGAATGGTATGTTGATACGTTACGAAAGTAGCCTTGTTGCTAACGGTGACGGTTGGCGAAGTTGCCGATTAGAAATCACATAATTATAAATTTACTAAACACTTTATAAAATGGCAGAAACTTTAAATACAAACGAAAACGGCAATTGCGCTAACCGTGTGTTAGTGGCAGTTAATCATTTTAAACCTATTAGTCCAGAATGGTTACTTAATAAGTATAAAGGATTGAGAGAGCCAAATGAGAAAAGAGACTCAGATTATTCTCCATTACATGATAGTATAATGGACGCAATATCATCAAATTTACACGAATATGCTCCAGAAGCATTTGGGACTGCATGGACATCTTCTATGTTTCCAGAACGGTTAACAAAGGAAATAATGCGGATTATGGAACAGCAGATTAATCGTGGTTTTTAATTGCCACTAACTATTATATATCAATATAGTGACCTAAAACATTGATTATGAATATTAAAAGCAAGTCAACTCTCGAAAAGTTTGAAAATATTTTGAATGTAGATCATATTCAAAATTTACATGAATTTATTTTCGAATAAATTTGTAACATCTGCAAATAATTTACGTATAGGAATTAGAAAACATTAATTAAATAGTTATGAGATGTAAAAAATGTGGTAATGTAATTAATCTAACCATTTTCGGAATGCCTGATGATATTTGTTGGGGATGCGTTGGAAATGGAAAAAATGAAATTCTAAACAAAAACATAAAAAGAAATATTATGACAAACATTCAAGGAATTAAAATTGGTAATGTTATGAATTTATCTATTAACGGTAAACTACATAAAAAGAATTGTGGTACAAATGAAGAAGCCACTGAACTTTATAAGCTTGTTCTAGCTGCAAGAGAAAACCCAAGTGATGAAAATATCAAAGCAATTCGGTTGTTCTTAAATGAAAAAACCCGCATTGCTTATCTTTGTGGTTTAGAAACCGATTTGGAATCAGGTGAAGTATTCCTTGCCGGATTTAACACACCAATCCCTTTAACACTTTTGGAAGTAATTAAAGAATATCATGAAAATGGCTATCCATTGCAAGCAATTTTGAACTTCTGGAAGTTATTGATGATTAATCCCGATCAGCGGGTTCGTACTGATTTATTCGATTTTATTAAAGTTCATGACTTTACATTAACCGATACTGGTTATATGTTAGCGTATAAAGCGGTTGCTATAGCACAAAAAGAAAATGGCGACAATGTATTAAAAGAATATATATCTGATCAATACTTACATGTAAAAAAAGACTGGAAATGCAACCCAAATAAATACGTGGTTTATAAAGACTTTGCTGACAATACCCTTAAAATTTCAAAATTCGATGTTGTTGCGGGATGGGATCAAAAAACAAAAAATGTTGAAGTACTGGGCAAACTCGGTGAATTATATGCAGCAATTGTTTCGAAAGATAATGAAGCAGATGAAGCAATTACTTATACTGATAAATATACCCATAAAATGGAAATTAAACTGGGTAAGCCAGTAACACAAGAGCGTAAAGAATGCGACGCTAATTACCGTAAAGACTGTTCCGTAGGGTTACATATTGGTAGTACCCGTTACGTGAATAGTTTTGCTAGAAATTCGGATGTAATATTGGTTTGTTTGGTGAATCCCATGAATGTGGTTGCGGTACCTGAATATGATCATTCAAAAATGAGGGTATGCGAATATTTTCCAATTGGGGTTGCCAAATATGAGAATGGCAAAATTGAAGTTACTGAACAACTATATTTTGAAAATGATTATTGTACATACGAACAAAAGGAATTAGAGGAACAAATTGCTAAATTACAAGCAAACGAGTTGCCTTTTGAGGCAGCCATTAATGCTGAGAAGGAAGGAAGGCCAATGTCCGAGTTGAAGAAAATGATTGAGTCAAGACTGATTGATATTGTTTAATACATGTTTCAAATAAAATCCTTCACTTGCTTTTGAATTTTAAGTGGAGGATTTTTAATTATTTAAAAATATATGATAAATATTAAATTAAATTTAAAGGAATTGATTGAGTTTGATTGTACTAAAAAAGAAAAAATTCAATTAGCTAAATATATTCTTTCTGAATTATTGACAACCAAGGAACATGATAAATTCCTTAAGCAGTTGCTTGAAGAGGAACTGGAATATAGAATGGAATTTAAACAAAATACTGACATTATTAATGCCCATAACATTTTAATTAAAAATTTATGTGTTTAGGAACCAGACAAAAACGAGCTAAGATAGCTAAGGCTGATATGATAGTTTATAAACATCTAAAATCTATTGATAACAATAATTTTTTAACTTCATATAGATATTCGCAAGTCAAAATTGGTCAAATTTATAAATCCGAACTGGATAAACCCGATAGTGATGGCAATATTGAAGTGGGTTTGCATTCATTTGTTAATGTCAATGACGCTGAAATGACTGCCAAATATTGGTGTGAAACCCTCGTTAAATGCGTAATTCCCAAAGGAAGTAGGTATTATGAAGGAACGTTCATGTTTTTTCATGGAAACGAATTTCTTTCAATAGCATCAGATACATTACAATACTTGGAGATATTACCAATTGTTCGTTGAAACATTTTCGATTATTTTACGTATAGTACTTATGGCAACAGCAAAAGATTTAAAAGATAAATATAAGGATTTAGATTTGAGAATGAAATCTCTTAAGTCCAAAATATCATCAAAACTGTTTCAATTGTGTAAACAAAATCCTGATGTTATTATTGACCATACCAGTAGTGTAAGTAAAACACCGAACATGCCAATAAAGACCAATGCATTGGATAAAATGAGAATAATAACCTCATTATCAATTACAACACAACTTACATATATTGATGTAATTGAAAAGTATCTTGAGCAAAAACATCAGCACAGACAATTAGAATTTGACTATGATTAAAACTAATAACATCTGTGAAAATACATTAAAAATGATTGTCTTATTGAAGTAAGAGTATTACTTATGATACATAAAATTATGAAAAACTTAAATTAACAGACAAATATTATGAATACAGAAAATGTTAAATCGAAGAATAGCAAATTATCTATACTTGTTATTATAAACCGTTTATTTAATAAAAAATGTCAAAAATGTGGAAGCAAAAGGACAAAGAAAATGTATGCTTATAACGGCCCAGATTTTACATGTGGATATGATATTGAATATAATTGTGAAAATTGTGGTAATATTTGGATGTGTTAAATGGCTTATAACAGTTGATAATATGAAATGGCTGGGATTTGGAGCTACTAACTTATCCCACGCTACAAAACTAATAGGTAGCAAGCTGGCTAAAAAATCCGATAACACCCAGCTATTTTATATTATGTGTTAGCGGTAGTACGGTTATGATTTACTTAATTATTACAGTTTGGTTGGCATTAGGAATACATAGTGCCTGTTATTTAGTAAAACAATACACAAAAACATTTGATTTTACTCAAAGTGAAATTCCAATGCTTATCCTATGCGTTTTATTTCCAATCGCAACACATTTAATGACATACTTAGTTTATGGAAGTATTAATAAAAAAAGCAAGGTGTTGTTTAAGCGGAAATAGTATTACCGCTAACGTTCGGCAATATGAAACGGTTGCCTTGTAAGACGTTTCAAATTTAGTAATAGCTTGACGGCAACTGTTTTATATTGCTTGTTAGGCACAGTACTTTATCAAATGACAAACAAAGAACGAAATTTAATTAAGAAGAAAATACTTAAATGCTTAACCGAAGATTTTAAAGGAAATCAAGCGATATTCGATAAAAAAGAGGGTTGGCAAGTATTTAACGGAACTGATTTAGATATGGTAATGAGTGCCGTATGCAAAGGATTAGAAATGGCAAAATATGAGATGTGCGAAGGCGTTTCTTAGTATTGCGCCTAACAATTATATATAAATTTATACTTGTAATTAATTGTATTTTAATATGTTAAATGAAAAAATTATAAAGATTTGTAAACAAAAGTTTATATATTTTAATTATTCACAAAGAACTTCTGAAATATATTTACATTATATAATAAAGTTTTTAGAACAATTTCAATGTAAACAAGTAATTCACTTAAACTCAAAAGATTTTGAAAATTATTTATTAAACTATAATTATACTTCTATAAGTCAACAAAATCAAATAATAGGGAATCTAAGGATTTCATTGATTCAATAACACCTAAAGATTATAAACCCGCTTATCTACCATGACATTACCAGAAAAAAGAAAAAATAAAAGGTATGCGAAATTGTTTAATAAACTCGCACTTATTTTTATCACATTATTCGTTATTGACGTTGTTTTAGTTTTAACATTTAAAACTAACTATCCAGTATTTGTATTTGTGAGCATAATATTATCACTTGTTCTAGCATTTATCTGTGGTTCATTAAGTACAACATTTCGAATGCGATTACTTAAATATAAGTCAAGCATTGAATATTATCGGCAATTATTTGTTTTTAATATGATACTTGACTTAGTTACAGATGATATTACAACAGTTAATATTACCACAGCATATAAACTTTATGATGAATGTCTACATGAAAAGGATTTAAAGTCACTTTTATGTGGTTACATAACTGGAATTAGAAAGATGAGTGGTGATGCTGAAAGCATACAAAAGGCCAATGAGTTAATTACAATAATGAGAAAAGTATATAAACCCAGACTTATTTAAATTATTATGGAAGATATTGTTCAAGCCACTGAGGATTTAATTGATGCAATTATTGACTTACATCCAAACATTGATGTGGATAATCCCAAACAACTCCGATTATACTTAGCAATTCATGAATGTAAGGGCAGCATTAACAACCATAAATTAAAAAAGCATAATGATAAGAATCAAAAAAATATTAGCCAAGATTAAGTCCAAACCATTATCTTTTAAATCTGAAAAGATGTTGGAGGATTGTACACATAGTATGATTAAACATACATCAATGTACACTTACGCCAAACATAAAAAGAAATCGAAAAATCTGTATAAATTTTAATTAAAGGTATTATGAAAACAGAAACATATGAACATCAAAGCTTTGGACAAATTAATTTTTCTCGTGTTAATGGTCATGCCAATTTCTATGGCTCAGAATTACGTCAGGATAATTACATTGAGCTAACAGTTAAACATTCTGAGGTTGAAAGAGAATTGACACAAGATAGATATTATGCAAAACATACTTCTCCCGTTTTAAGAGTAAGAATGTCCACAGCGCAATTCTCTGAATTAATAACAACAATGAATCAAGGTGATGGCCCCTGTTGCACTATTGAAGTTATTGATGGCAAACGCCTAGCTGAACTTCCAGAACAAGAATCAAGGAAAGAATTCGTACATAGGGCATTTGAAGAAAGAATGAAAGTATTTGCAATGAGCATTAAGGAATATCAAATCAGAGCAAAAAAATTGATTGCAAAGAAAACGCTATCCAAAGATGATATGAAAGACTTAACGTATCATATCGATTGGTTATCAACTGAAGTAAGCTCAAACATTCCATTCTTCGGTAAATGCTTTCAAGAAACAATGGATGATGTCGTACATGAAGCAAAACTTGAAGTAGAAAACGCAATTCAACATAAAATCAGCGTGTTAGGACTGGAAGAGTTACATAAACAGAACAATGCACTCAAAGAAAATAATATTGCTGTTTCTACTGAAAATACCGATAAACTTTAACTATATTAACAAACAAAAATTACATTTAAAAGTTATGCCAAAATTTATTGAAATAATGGTAACATATATCGACAAAAGTGACTTGATTATAGAAGCAGCTAATTTGCCCATCGAAGATATTACTCTCTATCACGTGAAGAATAGATATGTTATTATGAAAGCTATTCTACTCGTCTTAAAATTTGAAGGTGAATATAAAGTATTGAAATCAAAATTATGACAATGTACAGATTATCTTTGAATAAACGTAAATATAGCTCAACACCTATTGTACATGTTACAGTTGATGATAAGGGCAGGGAAGAAGAAGAAATCGTGTGTATTTGCCCTCAGAAGAAAGATAACGGCGATGCTATGGCATTAAGAATTATAAAGCTATTAAATAATGACGTAAATAATAAAGTAAATTTGGATATCACGAATATTAGTCTTAATTTTACTCAATGAAAAATCATAAGCTAATTCAAAAATTAATTCTAACATTTAATCAAGAGCTTTGGTTAAAGCTTGATCGAGATTTAAGACAGGAATTAATTTCTGAACTCTGGGAAATTCCCAATCAAGAATTAAAAATGGAATTAGACAGAGAATTAGATGTTTTATTCAAAATTAATTTCTAACTTCATATTATGATAAATTATAATTGCAGTTTTTTTGTAAAATTAAATATCAATACTAAATTTACACTTTATTCATATTATTACTAATGTTTTATTGAATGCGAAGTATTTATTAGAAACGTTAATAATTATGGGAGCAAGTCAGAAATTTAGTAAAAGTGAAAAACAAATTGTTGTTGATATGTATAAATTAGGCGGATGTTCATTGATTGATATAAAAGAAAGGTGCGGATTTAACATTAGTGTTGCAACAATATATAATTTTTTAAGGGAACAAGGTGTGCCATTAATCAGAAAAACCGGAACTAAACATAATTTAGTTGGTAAAGTATTTGGATATTTAACTGTGATTGAAATGGCACAAACCAATAAATCGACCAAATCTCACAGTTGGAGAGCAATCTGTAAATGTAGTAATTGTGGAAATGAGTATTTTGATGTTGATCCACAATCCTTATTAAGGGGTGCAACAACATCTTGTGGATGTAGCAAAGATAGATATACAAAAACTACAGGTAAAAATAATAAACAATTTAATGGATATGAAGAAATTTCTGGAAGATATTGGGGCGTAATTAAGAAAAGGGCAGAAAATAGAGGACATGAAATATGTGTCTCACTTGAATATATTTGGAATATTTATTTAAATCAGAATAAATTATGTGCGTTATCGGGATTACCAATTAATTTTGCAAATGCAAATAAGAGATCATCTGAAACTACAGCATCGTTAGATAGAATTGATTCAAATAAAAATTATGTTGAGGGTAATGTACAATGGGTACATAAAGAAGTTAATATAATGAAGAATGTCTATAATCAAGAACACTTTATTGAATTGTGTAGATTAATTGCTAACAACAATAAAATATAATTATGTCGAAAATAACATATGTAACTGGAGATGCGACATATCCGATTGGAGATGGAAACAAATTGTTGGTACACATAGTTAACAATAAAAATGAATGGGAATTAGGATTAGGCTTCGTTCTGGCCCTGAGTAAGAAATGGTCAGCACCTGAGTTTGCATACAGAATGAAGAAAAAACATGATCTGGGTGAGGTTCAGTTCGTCAGAGTTACTGATAAAATCATTGTCGCTAATATGGTTGCTCAACATGGTGTTAAAAAATCCGCCAGCGATAAACCCATTAGATATGATGCATTGCGGAGGTGCTTAGTTAATGTAAATGATATGGCAATTCAAACTAATTCGAGCATTCATGGTCCCAGATTTGGAGCGGGTTTAGCTGGGGGTGATTGGATGGAAATTGAAAAAATAATTAATGAAGTCGTATATTGTCCAATAACAATTTATGATTTGAAATAATTAACTAAACCCGATGAAACTAAGTTTATTTAAAACTAATTTTATTTAATAATATCTCTATGCACAGTGAAAATAATACAACACAAGAATATATTACGGATAATCTTCAATTACCTAATCACCAAAATGAGCTAAGTAAGGCCGAAGATATTATCGCCAAGCTTAAAGTAAAGGTTGAAGTAATTAGTATAACTAATTCGATATCAGCTGACGAACACTTGGTATTGTACGATGAGATTATAAGGGTACTGGATTATGTAGGTAGATTGTCCATGCCAGTCTTTGCTATTGAAGATGATATGGAAAAAGCTTATACTTTAAAATATAAACGTTCACCAGCACTGGCTAAAAAACTTTGTTATGATCATTACGAAGACTTGCATAGAGATTATAATAAATTAAAAAATAGATGTTTTAAATTATTGGATGATCTTGATGAGAGTTATATTAAAATTAATAACGAGTTTCCATCGAATTGGAATTGGTGATGCATCGATCAATGTACACTAGCTATTGTCCAGATCGCCATTGTACACTACCAATATTTGCTAATGTTCAGAACTGATCTGGACATTGGCAGTTTGATATTGTCCAGATTAAATAGCAATGATTACTCAATAATTACTTTCTCGCTACAATGAATTTCAGATGTTTCTATTCATCGTAATTGTCAATATCAATATCGCCATTATTAATTCCATTAACAATCATTAGCCCAAAATATCCTAACCAACTAAATAAAATGGCAACTATGATTATAAATAATTCTTCAAAACCAATTTGATTATTCTCATCAGCCATTGTCTCTGATGCATATATGGTGGTCATATAACAACCTACCATGTATAAAAACATTTTCATCTCAATTCCCATAAATAATTAATTAATATTATACTTACTTGGCATGACAATACAAGTTCTATTCTTATTGATTATCGATAAATTTTTAATGTTAATCAATAATTCAGATTGTTCAATAATTCATTTTATAATATCATAATTATATTTCATTTAATTCAAAGCATAATTCACTATCCAAATCCCCATCCAAATCTAATTCAAGTTCATTTACTAGCTCAATACTTAGTTCGTTATCTTGTTTCGAACATATTTCAACAAATATGTTTTCCGATAACATATAATGTAATTTATTATTGATTTCATTATTTTTAATATAATTCATTTTCCAAATTAACATTTAACTCATGTGATTCTATATATAACCTTCTTTCCAGTATACTCCACATGTCCCAGACTAATTTCTGATCGGGTTCAAGAAATAAATCGTAATTTAAAAAATAAATTATCTCAAACTCAATATTCATACCTAATTCTCTAGCTAATTTATTATGTACTACATTATTTTTTATTTTCATGTGCTAAGTAAGATTTAATTCAACGTCTATTTCATCACTTAACTCAAGAATTAATGGTATTTTTAGTTTATTATATAGCATACTGTTTAGGTTGTTATTCACATCAATACTAAGTTCATCATCAAATTTAGTTTCTAACACCTCAAATAATTCACCAATCAATATTTTATTTTTCATTTTAGTTCGAATAATTCTTGAGTTATTTCGTGAAGCATATCTTTTAGTTCAAGTCCTAATTTCTAATTCGTTTCGCTCCCTACTTTATCAAATAATTTATTACTCAGCACTTGATGTAATCCCAATTTTAAATCATCACAAATTTCTTTATTTTCCATTACCAATTTTGCTATTTAACTCAACATATATTTCATCATCCAAATCAATGTTTAATTCTTGGTATAAATCGCTTTTTATCATAACAAATGCTTCTATAGCAATATCCTCATGCAATTCATCACGTAAATCACGATATAATCGTGTGTTTATTGTCGAACATAAATTTGTACTTAATGTAGATTCGAATTCGTTAGTTTCTATCATTGTGAGTTTATTTCCCTAAATAATTCCAAATTTAACTCCATAAATAGTTCTTGGAAATGATTATTAAATAATTGTGTATGGGTATAAGAACAGTTCAAGAAAATCTACAAAAAATTAGGAAATAATAAAAAATATTTGTATCTTTGTCGGACTTTTTACTATATTTTATACTATTTATATATGAAAAGAAACTTATTAAAAATGATAAACGAGACAAATTACAAGGTTGTAAGAGTTACGAAGACCGAATTTGAATTGGATAATGGCGACATTTATCCGCATAACTTCGAACTCGAAGAAGACATTACAGTTGAAGAATTTCAGAAATTATTGGATTCTTCAAAAGAACTAATCGTAGATTTACTGAGGAAAATTGATGAACAATAATTTATTAAATATAAAAGAAGCATCAGAGTACCTCAATACCTCTAAGGAAACATTAAGGAATTGGGATAAGAGTGGTAAGTTACCATCAATTAAAACTGTTGGTGGTCACAGGAGATACCAAAAAGATAAACTTGATGAATTTATCGGAATTGTAAACACCGATGAAACATCTGATGTCGTTGCCACATATGCCAGAGTGAGTTCACATGAACAGAAAACCAAAGGAGATTTGGACAGACAATCTCAGAGAATATCAGAATATTGTGCGAAAAAGAAATTGAAGGTTGAATATATAATTAAAGATGTTGGTTCAGGACTATCCGATACAAGGTCAGGATTTGTTAAGTTGAGTAACTTGGTTATTGAAAAGAAAATCACACAGGTCATCATTGAGAACAAAGACAGGTTGACAAGGTTTCAATATAATTTCGTTGAAAAGATGTTTGGGAGTTACGGAGTTAAAGTTATTTGTATCGACAAACTCGATGATGAGGGAGATAAAGAATTTATCAATGACCTTATGATGATAATTGCATCATTCTCTGGAAGATTATATGGTTCACGAAGTGCTAAAAACAGAAGAGAAAAAAAATTAAAGGAAAATCAAATTATAAATTAAATTATGGAAATATATACAGGTGATTTAATTGAAATGGCACAAAAATGTGCAACGAAAATATCCAATCAAATAGGATATATGGGGTATGTTGTTGAAGACGAATGTTGTAATTTACAACATGATATTCGTAAAAAACTTTATGAACGATTATCGTTAGCATTTAATGATTTAATTGAAAAGGGATATGAAAAAGATGATTTAAAAAATAAATTATTTAAAATTATAAACGAGTTATGAAACTAACAATAAATAATAAAATATTCATTGGAAAATACGATGAAAATAATAGGCTAATTATACCTTTAGATAACGACTTAGATAAACATTTCTTCAAAAAGTGGCAAGATAAGTCCAAATCTGGTTATAAAAAAGATTATGTCGAAAATGTTAATTTTGCTAAAGTAACCGAACAAGGAACTTTAATAAATTGTTTTCCTATTTTAAGTAATAATGAGGATTCTGTTGAATTGGTATATGATACTATAAGGATAATACAACACGAAAACAAAATTATTGTTGGTGATAAAACATTTGAATTTAAATTACCCGAAGATTTGAATACTCATCCTTTTCTTAGAGATTGGTGTAAATTAATTGAAAAACAAAAAAATAATGAGGATGTTTGGATGACAATTCCACAATTCCCACAATACGAGTTTAAAAATCTTTCAATTGAATGTAGTCCATTTGAAATAAAGGATGAAAATGTTGAAATGACAATTACTTTAAAATATGATGAATACAAAGAAGTGAGTAAATGAAATTAATCAGGTCAACCAAATGTAGTTTGAAGTTCAGCACAAAAAAGAAAATACTGGAATTAACAACCATTCTCAATGAATACGGGAAGATTGTTAATATCTTCATTCAATACTTTTGGGATAATCCTGATAAAGCCAGTAAAGTTCTTTTGTTGAAAGATATTGTAGATATTCCAGAAACATGGTTATCAGCGAGATTAAGGAAGGTTGCAGCCAGAGAAGCAATTGATATGGTATTGGCTACAAAAGTAAGGTGGAAAGACAAACCAAATAAAATGGTGATGCCAGTTCATAAAGGTCAGAGAATGTATGTTAGTTGTACCATCGCTGATTTAGTACCGACAAAAAATAATGGATATAAGACTGAGGACAGTAGGTTATTTGATGCTTGGTTGCACATAGCCAGTGTTGGTAACAAAATGATAATGGATTTACCAATAAAATATCATAAGCATTTTAACAAATACAACACCATCGGTAAGAGACTGAATTCATATATCATCACTAAAAACTATGTGCAATTTAGTTTTGAGATTATAACTCAGCCAAAGAAAGAAGGTCTACATTGCATCGGTATTGATACTGGTATAAATGCTCTGGCAAGTCTTAATAACGGAAATCAATACGGAAAGGACATCAAGGGATGCATCGAGAGAGTTAAAAGATGTAAGCAGAAGTCCAAAGGTTATTATGTTGCTAAGAGGGCATTGAAGCAAAGAATTGATGAAACAGCAAAAGAAATTATAAAAACAGAAAATCCAGATTTAATAGTTGTCGAGCAACTGAAAAATATGGGATATAAAACAAAACTCAAAGCACGATTGAGTAAAAGTATTCGTGCTTCGATTGGTACTTGGAATTGGAAGTATTGGTTAAAGCGACTTGAAATGCAGTGTGAATTAAACCGTGTTTCGTTCAGAACTGTTAGTCCTTATCATACCAGTACAACCTGTCCAGCGTGTGGTCAAACCAATCGGGGAAACCGAAATGGAGAGAAGTTCTTATGTCAGAATTGTGGTCACGCTGACAACGCAGATATAAATGCAGGTAAGAACATTTTGAATCGGTTTCTCACGGGACAATACGGTGCTCGTTACAAAGAAGAGAGTTTAATAGAGACTATTGGTAGTTTTTATTAGATTTAAATTAACGGTTGTTGAATTCAATACATCCATAACTAATCGATGTAAATAATAACTCTTTCTTATTTTCTTGCCATCAATCACAATAGTTTTTCTTGTATGAGCATATGGATTATTAGAACCAGTTGTAAATTTAGCCTCCCAACCATTAGGAGCAAAGCTTACAGCCTTTTGATAATCATCATCATCGATTAGAATATCGTATTTACCACATTTAGATTTAATTATCATATAATTATTTTTTCAACGATTTTATTAATTTTAATATTCTTTGCAAGTAAAACGTTTGCTGGGCTGTGTTCTTTTTCCCAAAAATTATCATCAATTTCACACTCAACAATAACTAATTCTCGTTTAGCTCTAAATTTTTTTGAAAATTGTCTGCATTCATCTAATGTCGGTAATACATGAAATCCGCTAATATATTCTTTTGCTTTACTTCTTGAGCCATCTCTTACAGTTTTTGTTTGAGAAGTTATCCATTTTTGAGTTGGCATGACTCTTGATCCATTAATACCATGAAATAATGTTAATAATTTTCCGTTTTTATTTTCACAAATTCTAAATGCTATCATAATTCAATCTCTTTTAGTTGTGGTATTCGGTATCCATTATAACCATCATATACAGAAATAATTTCCCAATATTTATTTAGCAACTCAGAGTAAATAATATTTTCTTTTCGATATTTTGTTGAGGGAAAACTTATTAATAATCTATCATTATTTTTTTCCTCAAATTCAATCAATGGAATAAATCCTTCTGGTATCATAATTAATTTTATATATATCCTAATGTTAATTTTGTTAGTTTAGTAATCACATCGTTATATGATATTGGCTTATAATCATTATTATCAACACCAATATCGTATCTCATTGGAGTTGGTTTTAATTTCTCTGTTGATGTCGTTTTGGGACCACTATGAACATGACCATGTAAATGAATTGCACCTCTTGTCCAGTATTCGCAAGGGAAATGATTTACATGAAATTTTGTGAATCCATCTTCCATTTCATCATCTTCGACTTTAAAATCCATTGCATCATGAATTTGATGATTAAACATAATGCGAATAGTTTCTCTTTCAAATTTATTTTGATAGCAATGATTGCCCATTACAAGCCATTTATTTCCGTTTAATAAATCCAATGTTGATCTAATTAATTCTAAATTACCTGTATGAATAAAATCACCACCAATAATAATATCATCATCTATTCCGACACATGAATTCCAATTTTCAATAAGACTTGTGTTCATTTCATTAACATTAGCAAATGGTCGATTGCAATAATTAATTATTTTTTCGTGATGAAAATGAGTATCAGCAGTAAACCATAATTTATCTTTGTTAAATTTATATTTTATTTTCGCCATAAATTATATTAAATGTTACAATAATATGTGATTATTGTAAGATTTTATTTCACAAGCACGGGTTTTCTTATTAAATCTCAAATTTAAATTCTTTCGAAATTCACGTGCACACTTGCCTACACCATAATTTAATAACCATGAATTTCTTCCTTGATGATTTTCAGGTAATTGTAAAATAAGACCTTCAGCCCAATCTAATCTAGTGGACTTACTTTGAATTTCAGCGGTTGTTAATTTAATTTTTTTCATTATGTGTTTTTCCTTTATGAGATCATCTATGAGATCATCTTTTGCACTAGGCGTAGTAATAAAGTTCTTTTCAAACCAATCGGCTTTAATCTCACAATCATTTTCTTCTAAATCGGGAAATAATTTTTGCCATTCACTCTCGGTTTTACTCACGCCAATATGAATTGTTCTTGTTGGTGACTCAAACTTTTTTAATAATCGATATTGTTTTTCCATGTTAATTTTTATTTATTATACCAAATCTTAGTTGCTTTTCCATCACTATGCTTAATTTTTTCGTAATAATCATACCTTATCCACTCAAGAAGAACAATTTTAGCATTATCAATTGTATTAGTGTAAATATTACCTTTAAGCCATGTACCATTCCTATCGCTTAAGCAATAAAGAGGCAAACCTAACTTATTTTTCGCATCAATTTTTGTAGAACTTGCGTTACTAGCAAGTTCATCGATTCTAGTAATTACATATCTTTTTCTAATTTTTTTCAGTAATTTAACTTTCATGATATTTTAATTATTAATTTCGTTCATGTAGTCGATAATGTAATCAACATCATTTAAATCAAGACCTAGCTCTGTTGCAATATTTAATGTATATGCTCCTGCTAAATAAAGTCTATAAACTTTAATCCTTATCTTACGCTTAAATTGCATGGGGATGACACCACTCATTTATTAAAATTTATTAATATTATACCTTATTGCATATAATCACTGGCACTTATTAGTATTTTATATCTGATCTGATATAATTACCGGCATTACCTGAGATATTATTAAAACGTTGAATTTCTACGTCGATATTATTAATAATATCATTTCTAATACTAATTTTTTCTTCTAAATCAGATAAATACTCAAATAATGATAGTAGTGTTTGATTATCAGCCAAAACAGGCTTAGATGGTAAGCCTCTGTAATTATTCTTTAAATCGTTAAACGAAATTGCTGAATCGCCAAAACTTTCTTTCGATTTTTCATTGGGAACCAATACGTATATATCATATTTTTTACTGATTTTCCTTATTAAAGCAGATGTTCCTGTTTGTCTCATGCTTATAAGAAAACCATAAATTTCTTTAAAAATACGTGTCATTTTCATGCTTATTTATTAACGATTAAGAATTTCCTACCTTTTGGTGTATTACATAGTCGATATAAATCATAGTCGTCTTTTTCAATTGTTTCCATAATAGGAAATACACCTGTTGGGTGCTCTTCTAATTTAATAAAATCTTCTTCAACACATTTATGTGAAATCGGTAAAATTCCTTTACCTTGCCAATATGCATACGCCAGTTCCTTAGACTTAGCAACAACAATGGAGATTGGTTTTCCTTCGTGATTATACCCAATATATGTCATAATTTTTCTAATTATTTCTAATTTTCTTCATAATAAAAGTTACTAAATGATAAATGCTCTGATGTTTTTTGGGTTAAAAAATCTTTAGCATAAGGTACGAGCCATACAAGATTCGATATGATGTTTTCAGGTAATTCATTTATTTTTATCCATCTAACTTCTTCATCTTCCATTGTAACTGCTTCAATATCTAATTCGTTTTTAACCGCAGTAAAAACATAAACAATATAATCACTGCCATGAATATTTCCAATATGTTTCCATCTGCTTTCCTTCACAAAAACACCGCATTCCTCATTGAATTCACGGGTAATACAATGGCTAGATGATTCATTTTGCTCAACATGCCCTCCGGGAAAGTTAAAATTACCTGCCTGCCATTGAGGTCGATTTTTTAATATCATCACTACTTCGGTTAAACTTTCATTGAAATAAACTCCAATCGTATAATTTTTCATAATAATTTATGTTTTTATTAAAATTTTAGAATTGTAAATGTATTGATATTAATTAATATTTGCAAGTAATTAATAATTAAATTTCTATGTTAGCCAAAATAATTGCAGGCCAAAATAATATTTGAATGATGATTTCAAGTAAATTTGTGTCTTCCGGCACACAACCATTAATTAAGTAATTATTGTTTTCCTGAATTCGAAAATAAATCTACTTGATGTTCAAATAAATCATAATCAATATTAACTTCTCTAAGAAAATACTTTAATGTTGGATCGTTATTAATTATTGTATCAATTGAAATGGTGTTTTTCATAATATTTTATTGATTATTATATTAAGTATGTTTCGTTATGATTATTCATAATAACTATTTTTATAGTAATACGAAAAATATTGATTATTGTTACAGAATTGTGATTATTTATTAACACACCACTTCCAGAATTTGGGCGAGATTTTATATATTACATTACCAATTGAATTCAACCAACAATTCTGCCAATGACCAGTATTACAGATAACACAATTACTTTCGTAATCAATGTGACGACTACAGAAAGAAATCCATTTTCTTTTCCAAAACAGATGCCCAATTGTTGTTTTTAATTTAGTCATGTTTATTATAAATAAGTTACTTAGTAATAGGTCGTATAGTTAAAATCAACGCCAATGTCTATGTCTCAGACCCTTTCCACAATAAAGACAAAGACAAAATTAAAGTTTTGGTTTTGTAGAATAATTATCCTCAAAGGTAACTTATACTACGTTATGGTCGTTTTAATAAACCCCAAAGAAACTTTAAATTTTATGGAAAGGCGATATATCCAGTATTTAACATTTTTAGTGTATAATTTTACATATATCTTTAAAAAGAACCTATTACTAAGCATAAAAGGAAATGAACTCGGCTTGTGCTTTATTCATTTCCTACCTTAATATTTTATTCCTGAATATCGGAAAGTTTGGTGAGAAATTCATTAATCGTTTCTTGAAATCTCCTGTCGATATTAATTCGCATACTAGCGATTGCTTTAATATTTTCTTGACGTTGCTTTTCAAATTCAGATTGAATCGTTCTGATTTTTTCCTGAGCGGCTTTATATGCAGTTTCATATTCTATGAATAATTCATTATTTTGTTTTTCAACATCAATTTGAATATCTGCATTATACTTTGCAATACGTGCATTCTCTTGAGTTACTAAGTTTTTAACCTTAGCTTTGAAGTAATTAACACGTTGCTCATAATCACGATGCAATTTAGCTAAATCTTCGTGAAGAGCAAGAAGTCCTTCGGAGTTGTGATGAATTTTTATTTTAACCGGAGTTTTTTCGCCATCTTTAATGGTCATCCATTCAACAGCAGGTATTGTGGGCAATTCCTTGCGTAAATTATCCAAAATTGAACCTTTATGGATGAACTGACCAATATGTGCAGAATATGCTTCAGCCTCAAGATATTCGTTAATATCACCTGCAGTAAGTTGTTCCCATCCCCACTCATCATTAACTTCCGGCAGAAATTTAGAATAAACATCAATTGATTTTGGTTTTTCGGGCACTTCAACTGATGAATAATCAGCAAATTCATTTTTTGCTGTCATAAGCATGGCAGCTTTGGCTTTGATATTTTCCATTAAAAATGCCTGACATCCATGAAGTTTGGCTTTTTCAATAAGTAAATCAATCACATTAACAGGCATTGAAATGCCTCTAACAATTAAGTGGTCTTCATAACCACTAGCACCTTTAATTGTAACTGTCTTGCTGTAGTTATTAACACCACTTAATTTGGCATCAATTTCACCAGCACGTTGATTACAGAGGTTTGAGATTGACTGTGCTTGTGATAAGCTAAGTCCTTGGTTTGGAGTTAAAGAATTCTTCTTCATGTCTTTTCAGTTTAAAAGTTATACAGTTGTACTTTTCGATTTTATCGTTGCAAAGATATGCATTAATTTTTAATTTGCAAGTTAATTTCGTGAATTATTTATTAATTTCTTTTACAATTCTTTTCAATGCATCAAATTCTCCCCATGTTAATTGAAATCTTGTTGATAATTTACCTGAAATATCCACATCAAAACCTTCGCCATTTTTCCACGTAGTTACTTCCATGAAGTCATGTTCACCAGCAAAATGATCAAATTCTTTTAATTCAACAAATGCTGATTTTCTATCATATTTTTTAATTGTGCTTTTATTTTCCATTGCCTTTAATTTTTATTCCACGCAAACAAATTAGAAAAAATTCCATCTAAGGTGCCAAGTTCTTTCCCACCAAAAATATCGCCAACCTTTTTATTATCTACATCAACCTTATATGCAATCATCTCTTCTTCTTCTGGGGTGCTAAAAAGCATCATTATAATATCTTCAGATTCTTTCAATTCAGATAACTTAACTTCTCCACTTAGAATGGCATCAATCATCTCACTTTCATAATTAATCATCATACCATTTGCTTCAATAATAATTCCCGCAGCTAATGTTGTTGGTTCTTGGCACATATTTTTAACCATATCAGCCAAAATCTTCTTACTATCAGCATTTTCAAGAAATTCAGATGGAATTTGACTTATAATAGGTGTATTTTCTGTAAAGTGAACTACCCATTGGCTAAAGACCAATGGGCTTCCACGCATCACGCACGGGCTAATGCCTCACGTTGAGATACGCTGGGCTTGTTCCTAAGCCCAAAGTTTTTAATATTTATTGATGCATTAACATCTCTATCATGCACAACTCCACAACCAGCACATGTCCACTCCCTGTCATTAAGAGTCAGTTCTTTGTTGATATATCCACAACAATTGCAAGTCTTGCTTGATGGCTCGAATCTACCAATTACTGATAGATTTTTACCTTGCCACTCGGATTTATATTCAAGCATTGTTCTGAATTCGCCCCAACCCATATCTGAGATTGCTCTTGCAAGATTTTGGTTCTTCACCATGTTATTCACAGCCAAGTCCTCAAGACAAATTGTGTTATAATTATTCACTAAATAAGATGAAATCTTATGAAGATAATCCTGTCTTTGATTCCTTACCTTTTCATGAAGTAAGGCAACAACCAGTTTTTGCTTTTTATAATGATTGCTTCCTTTCTTCTTACGTGAAAGTGAACGTTGTGCAACTCTTAATTTTTGCATGGTAGATTTAAAGAAATCTTTGTTATCGAATTTCTTTCCATCTGATGTTATCGCAAAATCTTTTATCCCAAGGTCAATTCCAACAGCAGATTGTTCTGTAATTGGCTTTTTATTTGGTAATTCCTGTTTGTTGTCAACCAATATACTGACAAAATATTTGTTTGTCACAGTTCTGCTTACAGTAACTGTTTTTATATCTCCTTTGAATTCCCTATGTAAATCAATCCCAACAAATTTAAGTTTTGGAATGAATATTTGTTTATTATCCTCACTTAAAAATACACCTTGTGGCAACTGAAAACTTTGTTTTCCATGTTTATTTTTATATTTCGGAAAACCTTTTCCTTTAAAAAAGTTGGTATATGCATTATCAAGGTTTCTTAAAGCCATTTGCAAAGCTTGTGATGGTGCTTCCTTGAGCCAAGGACATTCAGTGTCCTTTAATTCTTTTACTTGCTTGATTAAGTCAAAGCAATCAATATTGGTTTTATTTCCAGCATAAGCTGTGATTTTGGTTTCCAGCCCAAGATTGTAAACAAATCTAGTTTGTCCAAATATATTGGCAAGAAGACCTTGTTGCTCTTCTGATGGGAATATTCTATATTTATATGCCTTTAACATTAAAATGGGCCGTCAATGAATTTTATGTTTTTTGTATTATATAATCCATAACAAGTTCCATAATCACCTTTTTCATTTATGAAATCGGTATGGTAATCCCCAAAATATTTAAGTGAATTATATCCAAGTTCCTTAATGAACTTTTGATAGAACTTATTGTAATCCCAGTTATATGTGTCCGAAATTTCTCCAAGCAAATCACCAAACTGCACATTTGGATATAGTTTATCGTCAATATCTGATTTAACATTCAGATTAAACATTTTGTTAAACAAATCCAAAAGTTTTTGTTGTTCAGCACCATTAATTCTCTTATTCATATCTAAAACTGGTTCATCCAATTTAATTGAGAATTTGCATATATACTTGCCTAATTGTTGAGATATATTTGGTGATTCAGAGAAATATATTGCATGACCAAACAATGCAACATCATTAGCTTGTTCTAAACTAAAATCAGCTTTCATCATGTGTTCCAAACTATTGCCTCTGTGATAACATATTATTTCACCAGAACCAATTTTTGATAGTTCTTCTTTAATTATCTGCCTTATGTACTTTTTAAAATCCAATTTTGTGATTATAGATGAAATGTTATATCTGTAAATAGTCGAATTTTTTGTAAAAGTTTGTTTTCTGTGAAAACTTTTACAAAAAATTCTTAACTATGTCCAAAAAATCAAATTACACATCAACAAATCGCTCAAAACACTATTTAAAAGCACATATCATCTTTGCTGTTAAATATCGTAAACCACTTCTGGTTGGTCAATTAAATGATGATATGAAGCAACTCCTTCAAAATATATCTGATGGGTCAGATTTTGAGATTGAAATAATGGAGTCTGATGTAAATCATATTCACTTTCTCATTAAATATATTCCACGCTTGTCAATCAGTTCTATTATTCATAAATTAAAACAAGAGTCAACGTTTCACATTTGGCGTATGCATCAAGGTTTTCTTTTAAACCAATTTTGGAATGAGAAAACCTTTTGGTCTGATGGTTATTTTGCCTGTTCAATTGGTGAAGCTTCACCAGAAACCATTCGTCAATATATCTTAAATCAAGGTTAAATCATTACTCCGTTGGTCGCTTATATCCCATCGGCTGAAGACCGATGGGTTTTACGCTCCAAAATATAAATATTATCAGTTGTTACATAAAACTTGCTTCAATGACATTATAGCAAATTTAATAGATAAAATCCCGTCCATAATAATATCATAAAATATCCTTTCCCCCTATCGATTATTTCCGAATAGCCTTGAGTATACTGTAAATGATATTCATCGCGATCTTTTTTTGAATTAAGAATAATCTTTGAGATAATATCCTCAATTAATACAAGTGTTGAGATTAATGCAAGTGCAAATACAATAGTTTTAATTGTTATCATGATATCTATTTTTGAATTGTTTTATAATTTTTAACGTAATATTTTAAATAGCCATAATATGCTAAGAATTTTTCTTTAGCCGACATTTTAGGTAAATCTAGTTGAAATTCAAATCTAAAATTATAGAATAATTGAAAATAAAATGGAAGATGTTTTAAAATAATATTTCTTGCCATTTCATTAGCAGTTTTTTCACTACGGTCGTTATTTAATTTAATCGCAAAATGATGTCCGAGTTCATGAAAATGTGTTGAATAATAATTCGCTAATCCATATTTCATTAATTGCTCTTTAGCTAATAATATGTGGGGATATTGATACCTCTTCTTATTAATTGGTTTGGTGCCGACCATTAAACATATTTTATCAATCGGCATACCATATCTTTTTTCAAAATTTTCAATTTCCACCAACAATTCATCAATTCTTTTTTGATTTTCAGTTGGCATATGAACATATAATCCAACAGCAAATTCATTTGGATTAGTTTCGTTAGCGTTCATCTCATCATAGTCCACATTAAATATATTGATATTCTCATTGTTACTAATTATTTGCAACACATGTTCGACATAATTAATTAAAACTGGATGTTTTTTAAAATCAAATTTCAAAAAATATAATGTTAATGATATATCCCATAAGAAGTATGCTATAACAACAATACTCACAGATATTAATACTAAAAGGATTATTTGAAATATGTTCATGTCATTTCATTTTAGCAAAGTAAATTTTTTCTGGAAATTCATTCATCACAAATTTAGTTACATCACATAACCATACCTTTAAATTCATGAAATAGTTATTATATGTATCGATTTTATAATTAGCACCATTAAACCAAGTTTTATTTAAAAATCCCAAACAATTGGCGTTTTCAAACATTTCTGTTGATACAAGTAATTTAACGTTGGCTTTGCCTTCGCTGATATAATCAAGTAATGTATCAGCACCATCAACCATTTGCAATGATGATTTACGCCCAGTCCATTCAGGCAAGTCAATATACCATTTCTTTTTTTCTTTAACAAAATTCAGAATCATCATAAATATTTTATGAGTATTACGTAGAAAATGTTTTTGTGTTACAATTTAGTAATTGTTTTTCCATTGTAAACAACCACCATTGATGGAAAAGGTGCTGCAGTTAATTTATATTTCTTCTGTGCTAATCGGTATTCTTCTTCAAGTAGTTTGTTTTTAAATTTTAATCTACCTTCAAGAAATCTCACTTCGGCTTTGTTCTTAACGTATTTATGAAACCATTGAGTATCAGTTCTTGATGGAACCAACATAACAATTACTATGTTATTTTTTACACTTTCTTCATAGCATTTCCTCAGCCATTTAATTATCTCACGACCATAAGGCGGATTCACAAACACTGTTTCATCTTTCCAATCCTTTGATAAGCCATCGGTTTTAATTGTATAATACTTGTCACATAAGTGATTTTCATCTGTTGCACAGGGATCAAGAGTGAAATTAAATTCTGAGTTTAATTCGTTATAAAACTCAATAGGTGTTTCCCATTCATTGGAAACCGAGCTAAACATTAATTCTGTATTCATAACTTATTTTCTTTTAAATAAATTCAGAAACCATTCCAAAACGGGCATTGAACCAGTTTCAAGTGTGTGATTATCATACAATTCACAATCGACACATTCTTTTAATTTTGTCATTCCCGCTGTGTCAATATATTTGCAATCACATTTGTATTTGTAAGGACATTTCATATTAATTAATTTTAATTATTTCCAATCAGCATAATCATTATTAAATTCATCATCATAATCAGGATCAGGATGAGCAATATTATCACCATAAATCTTTTTCCATTCAGATTGATTTTCCATCATGTATTTCCAATTATAATAATGATTGGGTCTTTCAGCAATTCCAACCATAATATAATTATAATGATCAACACTAAGATTATTGTTCACTTTAACATTATTTATTGTTGCCAATCCTCCAGCAAAATCATCAGCGCCATGATAAACATACATGGCAGATGGTACATAAATTTTTTGATTAATTTCGGGTTTTTCCATCTTAAATTATTTTATGTGTAAAATAATTGCAAACATTATAATTTAATACAAATCTTCGCTATATAATTTATTGCCGCTAAAGTTTAATTTATCAATTTGACCACAAGCTAATGCAATTTTTGCACCTTCTTCTCTATCAACAAATCTGTTTTTATTTGTTAAAAATCCCTGTACTTCTTCACCGGCTTCATGTTGATATTTTCCAGTTATTGCAACCATTTGATATAAGCAATGCGGATGTCTGTGTCCACAAAACACAATTCCAGTCTCACAATTTTGCGGACGCAGTAAACTACTGGGAATGTCATTATTAACTAATGGTAATTCTTTATACCAAATTGCTGCACAGAGTATTTGCTCGATTAGATTTTCTTTCATAATAACTCATTTTTTATTATTTTTTGTGTACTCCAATGACCATGATTATTTTGTACATGATTCTTTCGTACATATTTACCACAAACATTACGGAACTCGCTATAATGATATTCCCGTGATAATCTAACCACATAGCCTTCAATAGTATCTGGATTAGTTTCCATACGGTTGTTAAGTTCATTAATGACATTCATGTCCCAAATACCTTTATATAATATTGGTACAAGTGTTAGCCCAAGTAATTCTGCCCATTCCTCAGTTTCGTTCCATGACAAACAACAATTCTTATCATCCCAAATACTGAACATATAAAAATATGTGCTAAGGGCATTACCTTTTTCAATTGTATAATGAATGGCATGTTTCGCATATATATTTTCACCGCATACTCTCCATTCATCAGGAATATTATACCCATGTTGTGCCCATAGATTCTTCATCCAACTACGTGATGGATGGCTACTACTTTCAATTGAACGTGCGTGTTCATAATCTCTATACCACGTAGTATTTTCACCATCAAGTTTTTCGGTTATAATAACTTCTTGGCCATCAAAAATTTTTGTGTCTGTCATCATTCTATCATCACGATTCATGCCCGGAGACCAAGGTAAATGATATGTACGAGGATACTTAATTCTATCAGTAAATAAATGTAGTACATTTGTTAATATTTTCTGTACTGACGCATCATCAAATAGTTCGCCTTTAATTCTCGTATCATTTTTTAATATTTCATTACCCCATTTATCATATTCAGCATCAAAATAAAAATGATCAGGATATATTATATTGGTAATACCAGCTGCTTTTCTAATCTCATCACATGTTAATATTGTTTGTTCAGCTAAAATATGATGATCTGAACATAAGCTTGCGCCATTATCAATAAAATAACCTTGACTTTCACCCCATAAACGCCTTTCAATTATATGATGAGCATCCATTGCTGGCTTAGAACATATTACACATTTATGTCCGTCTCTTTTAAAAACAGATTCTCTAAAAGTATTTCTATCTAATGCAATATTCATTATCTTTTTTTTTCAATTATACGTAAAATTTTCATAAATGTTATTAATGACTATTTATTAAACCAAATTATTGTATCAAAGTCATTGCGAATTGAATTATGCTTAACATCAGAAGGATAAATTGTAATATTAGATATCTTGCCATCTTTAACATAATCACCGCTACCATCATAATCAATAAACCCACCAGACTTAACACGATCAATAAAATCTGATAGCGGCATCACGTCACCATAATCAGGTAATTCCGATAATTCATATGGCATTATCATGCGTTTTTCTCTATTTAATTCGTTTCGAATATTCCATACTTCGTTCATATATGCTTTAAAGTCATTCCATGATTTAAAAACATCAAAATTTTCTTGTTCGAACTTGTCGAGTTTTTTATATTCGGCAAGTTTTTTTTTATCCCATTTTTTGATTTTATTGTCAATAACTGCATTAATTATTTTGAGTTTAATCTCAATTTCTTCGAGTCTATTCATTATATTTTTATTTACTTAATCCATGAATAATAAAAAATACAACCACAATTAATACTGCCATCCAATTAAAATTAGGTGGTTCGGGTGTGTTGGGATATTCATCATCTAAATCTGGATATTCATACGGAATGTATTCATCAGTTCTGGATGAATGACTGGCTCGACTTTTCTCAATGGCATCAATATCGTCAGTACTAAAAACACGCATGCCATTACGTTCGTAACATATTCTTCCCTCATAATCAGTTTTATTCCAACTCATAATATTCCAATATTAACATTTTCACCGTTCTTTTTGAAAGTATTTATGATTTCTTCAATTTCATCAGCATCAAATAATTTGATTTTGGTTATGTCCATTCCCCATTCAAAATTTCCCCACTCATTATTTCCGTAAAAATAAACACCATTAATGCCACTAAAAACAAAAAATTTCTTTTTATTAACACATGCCGGAATGATATCCCAACTTCGAGGAAACATAAATACAATCTCATTAGCTATTGTAGTTGTTGATGTCTTACTTGGGTAAATTGGTGATTTTAACATACACCGATTATTCTTTATCTCCAAGAGATTATATCCTTTTGCCGTTACTTTTATTAACTTAACAAGTTTTTTGCGCAGATAATATTCATTACCTAAAATAAGCACAACATTTTTAAATCCACCAATATAATTGTATTTCATAATTAATTTAATTCTTGAGTTTCTTTACCATCGCAATTATCGCCACGAGCAACAATCGTTTCCATTGCCACACGTGAATCCAAATACTTTTTCATTTCCGTATTTTTTACACATTCAAATCCGCTACCGCCAATAACAAGATAGCGACAACATTCATTCCCCTGTCCGATCTTACAGACATTTTTCACGTGTTCATTCATAGCAATAACAAACAACAGTGTTTATATTTCTTTCCTGAACCACATGGGCACTTATCATTACATTGAATAGTAATTGGAGTTGGCAATTGATATGGCGGGTCTTGAATATCTTCCTCAACACCATTAAGATGATTGATTTCATGCTGCCAAATCTGTCCTTCAAATCCTCCGTATATTTCGTTTTGATGATAGTTACCATCCATGTCGTAATAACTAACTTCAACAGCACGACTACGCTTGGCGATAACTAATTTATGATTCCAAGTCAAACAACCTTCAACCTTTGTTTCAATCATGCCAAGATATTTGGTGATTTCTGGATTGATAATTAATTTCCACGTACCGGCCTTTATTGCAAAAACTCTCATTGCAAACCTCTCATCATTTAAGCTCGTTTGATTAGCAGCCAGACCCACCGCACTTTGTTTAGTACTGGCATAATCTAAATATGCAGTTAATACTTCACGATTCTTTTCTATATATGTTCTATCATCACAGTCAATCATTTCGACTTTCGGAGTCTGTTCGTTAGGTATTATATCAAAATTATATTCCATAGCAATTAATATGAATTATAAAAACGTAATTTGGTTACACCTTTGGGTAATGCCAGTAAATCCACATCGAATCCTGCTGTCATATCACCATTATATTTAAGATAATGAACGCCTTCAATTAATTCTACCTCAAGTTTTTCTTCAAGTAATCTAAGATAACCAAATTCAGAATTAAAATACTTTGCGGTTTGTTTGGGTAAATCCACTTCAGCTTCTAAACAAGCCAATAATACCTTTTTGTGCCGTTGATACTCAGTATCAACATCTGGAATAAATCCTTTAATATGTGTTGACATTCCCATAATTACTTTTTTTAATTTCATTTAGTGAATAAAGATACGTAAAATTTTTATAAATGTTACAAATACCGAAAATAATACATTTCATACAGGCATAATTAAGACATACTGCATTCATAAATGTTTTTAATAAATTACTTTTCAATATTTTAGTGGTATTCAACAAGGATATTAACCACCTTTGAGTATTCGCTCAAGATGATTGATAGTTCATCCCGTTTCTTTGCTGTACAGAATTTCAGACTACATTTGGTTGAGCGGATTAGTTTCATTGTTGTTTAATAAATGTTAAAAGCAAATTGTAATGATTTGGATAATAGTTTTTGCTCTACCCCAATTTCAGCAATAATAATTACATCTTCATTGTTTCGAAGTGTTTCATCAATTAAATCGCATAGATCAACTTCACTAATGGCCATTTTTCTTGTTTCTAATTTTTCTTGAACATTTGGATAAAAATCTTCAAATGTAACATAAACAATATCTTTGTTAATTTTTTTCATTTCTTTAAGTTTTAATTTAAATTATTTTTATTAAATACGATATTTTTATAATAAAATTACAGAATTTTTATTTTTTTTTCATATGTTTTTATTTAAAAGATTTAAAATTCATTTCATCATCTACGTAACCAATAATATCATAAGATGAATCACAATCATATCCACCACTATAATGATCATATGATGTAATATACGTAGTTTCAACAACCACATAATTGGTATGGGGAAAGACAAATTTTGCATGGTCTTCTTCGGTATTTGCTATGAAGTTTGATAGTATCGATTTAAAATCAATATTTTTAAATAAGTCTTCAATGCCAGCCTGACTAATTTCTTCCAACAAATTAGCATCAACAGTCTTTAAATTAAAGAAAAGAAATTTTTTATTATCACTTTCTTCTATCATGCCAGTATATTGATGAAAATATCTGGCGGGCATTATTTTATTATTACCATCATTATTGGTATTAATTGTAAATTCGGGCAAAAACTCAAATACTTCATCAGGGTCTCTATGCGAGTTTCTTAGGCGATAAATATAGTTATTGGATATTTCATATAATTCCACACCTAGTAGGGATTTATAAACTGACTTACCTTCTTTCATAATATTATTTATTTTCGTTGTGATATTTTTCAAAATCTCTTCTGAGTTGACTTACTTTGCTAAAGTCTTCTTGTAAGTACTTGACGATTTTTTGAACATTGCCGATATATTCATATTCTTCACGTGATAATTCTCTGACAATTTCTTCACTATCAACAGGACCAACTTGATCATATCTACATATATAGTGCTTATTATCAATTATTTTCAAATATTCATGTGATTTTAACGCATCATCTAATAATGCTTCAGCACATTTAACTCGTTCCACGTTAACTTCTGTGCGGAGATTCGCATATATTTTCATAATTATTTAATTTGTTTCAAGAACCATTCATAACATTCTTGTGATTTATTACCTGTTTCATTATCGCAACGATAAAAGGTTGTGTAAAGACTGATAACATCTTCAAGATATAGTCCGGTAATTAATTGAAGCACACGCTTTTCTGCTTTGTCCCAATCATTTTTTCTATCGCCAACCGACCAAGCATTATATGCTTCATCATGTAATTGAATTATTGTTAAGATATTCTCATCTTTTACATATTTTTCAGCAAATCTTCTAGCGATCATGCCATGATGGTTTTCACCAGACTTAGGTTTGGTCTGATCGACTTTGTGTTTAAATGTATCATGAAGCATTGCAATTAATCGCAATGAATTTCTATCTGCATCATTACAATATTTATCAACATTAGCCAGTACTTCTTTGACATGGTAAATTATTTCACCTTCTGGGTGTCCGGGTCTTGCCTTACCTCTCATTACTCCATCGATGAAGTCATTGTCGTTAATAATTAATAACTCCAACGAATTTTCTGGCTGAATTATGTGTTTAATTAAAGATTCTTTTTCCATGTTTATATTAATTTTATTTCAAAGCGTTTGCTCATTTTATCCAATGTAGCTTCTGGGACATTATGAACGTTCTTGCCATTATGTCTGTTCTCAATAACAACAGAAAATACTTTATAACCACATGTCTTAGCCAAATCCAGATATGGTTGAAGTTCCTTTTCAGTTGTCGAAGTATTTGCAATGACTACTGGTGATGTGTCAATCTGCATAAATCTTCTACACTTACGTTGACACCATTCATGTGAAAGACTAACAGTTTCTGGCTTCCACTTGTATTGACCCTGATGTGTTACATAATCATCAGCACTGCAAATTGCTTTGGTGTTAAGTAGTTTAGCAAATGTAGTCTTACCACTTCCCGGTAATCCTCTTAATATGATCAGCATTTTTTCCATAATGTAATTATACGTTAATTTTTTTAAATTGTTACATAATCTAACTTAAAATAACTGAATTATTTTTAATTAATTCATCTAATTCTAATTTAAGTGGTTCTTTGTAAGAACTACTTCTGTCTTTCATGTTTAATCTAATTTATTTGATAGAACCGTGCATGTTCTTTCAGGACGGCTCATTGCAACATAACGCAATTTATTTCGTTCAACAATATCCCAATTTAAATTAATATCTGACTCTATAACTAGGCTGTGTGTATACGTTGAGCCTTGACTCTTATGTATTGTGATGAAAAATCCATAATAAATGTCTTTAACAATAATTTCATTTTTATCTCTATAATCACCGTTTATATTTTTATCGATTGTTTTCATTAATAAATTATTACGTCTGAATTGATAATATTTATACCATTGCTTTTTATCCGATTTACCCATCTCACGAAAAAAGTCATGCATTTGTGCGTATAAGTATAAATTATTATTATCATTTACATCAATGATAAAAACATCCTCATATTTAAATCGACCAGTTTCTAATTCTTCTTTTATTTTAACTCGAAAACCTTTAATACCATAAGCATTTTCTTCTAAATTAGATTTCTCAATAACATAATAATCAGCACTATTATCGATAATATTATATCGATTTTTTTCATCAGAAATACTTCGATACCCCATAATCACATCACCAACTTCAACAATATCAGCATTTTTACCGAATAATTCATCTCTAACTAATTTATTTGCTGACATAACTGTATCATTTTTCCATGCCAATCCCTTACAAAAATCAATATTATTTTTATATTCATCTGATTTGAATTTACTTAATACTGCTTTTCGAAATTCAGCTTTATCTATTGTAAATATAATACCATCACCATTAGCATTAATTTTAGTTCGTCTTTCAATACCACCATCAACAGTATTTAAATTATCTCTCAATGTATCATACATTGGTAATAATGGATTTCCATCAGTTTGTCTTTCAACCTTAGTTAGAAAATGTTTTTCTATTTCATCATCAACAAAAACCATAGAAATCTTCTCACCTATCGGAGGCAACTGACAAGCATCTCCAACAAAAAGTATTTTAACTTTACTGTTTTTTGTTTTTTCTTTAATCAGCTCAAGTAATTGCAAGTTCATTTGTGGCACTTCATCAATCACAATCCAATTATAATCATTAATCCGTGACATTGCTATTGGTGCAAATTGTGGGTTATTTGGTGAAAAATTTTCAAGTTCAAGATCAGGACGCAAACCTAATAACGAATGTAATGTGGTACTACTGCGTTTAGTGGTACGTGCAATAATTTTTTTAGCCTTATGCGTCATTGCAGATACTGCCACACCACCACGATATTCATCCAATATTTTCTTAATGAGGGTACTTTTGCCACTTCCAGCGTGACCTGATAATGTAAAAAATGTCTTATTTTTAGTTTTTAGCCATAGTCGTATCTTCTTAACACCTTCATATTGCTCGTCATTTAAATTAATTATTTTTTTATTCGGAAGAATTAATTCTCTATCCGTGGTTGTTTTTATTTTTTTTGATTCCGTCATTTTTTTGCATCTCCTGAAAAGCCTTTAACGGTCTTACCATTTGATTCAAATTTACTGCTTGATATGAAATTTTTCATATCTTTCAATTCATCAATCACGTCATCGACGTTTTTATTAAAAATATAAACTCCTTTAATTAATTCACCAAGATGTGCTAATGTCAATCCCTCGCTTTTTTCAACGAGTTCGTCAATATTAGTTTTTAGCAAATCATCTGCGGTTATTTTATTTTCAAAATAATATTTTCTCACGGAAGAATTCGGTGGGCCGATGTAATATCGTTTATCAAATCTTGATGGCCTGTTTAATATTCTATCTTTGAGCTTTTCAGGATAATTGGTATTGCCAATAAACACAACATTATTTGTTTGATTTAATCCATCGAGGATATTTAATAATAACGTTTCGTTATCGTTATGTAATAGCAATCCATCTAAGTCTTCGATGAGAACTAAAATTGGTGTATCTGGTTGTATTGTTCTTAATATTTTTGGAACAGCTTGTGCATATTTCTCCAACATATGACCATTATTTATTGAGAAAACAACGCCATTCATTGTATTTATTATTATTTCCGAAAGTTGGGCAGTTATTGATGTTTTACCACATCCGGGTTCACCAAATAATAATATTCCACGTTTGTACGCATAACGATATTTTTCAAATAAATTCTTATTATTCCAAAAATATTTAATATCATCAATTATTGAGTTAAATACTGGATTTGGTAAATCCAATAATTCATCTAATACAACCGATGTTTTTATAAAAAAAAATACCTCTCGTCTATTTGACCATTCAATATCATATTTTCCTGCTGGCAATTTATTTGTTAATATTATATCACCTACTGGGTAATATTCATTATTTGACTCTTTTTGCCATTGGCAATATCCGCCGGTATTGACTTCTTCAGTTGAAACTTTAATACTCGGTACTTCAATTGGTTCCTCTGACTTTTCAGTATTTTTCGTATAACTCATGTCGTTATTCATTTAATTTATTATAAAATTTTAGTGCTTGTTTTATTGTTTCATCATGATGAAAAGCCCAATTATATTCATCAGCGTATCTACCAAAAAAATCTATAAGTGGTATCCATTTGACTTCGGCTGTTTCGTGATCTGTATATTTCTCAATATCAATTGGAAATTCATTCATTGCTTCATGGAAATCATATACTGAAAAATATAATAACGATATGTTTTGTCTTGCATCTTTATTTGGATCGGATTGAACAAAAAATGGTTGTTCTTTATTATTTCCGAGTAAATATTTTTTATATTTGGGGAGATATAGTGAAGTTTCTTCATATACTTCTCTTACCATACCTTCATACCCGCTTTCCTTCCAATCCATGTAACCACAAGGTACACCATATTTTCCAGCTTCATCACGCATCCTTTTTGACCTTTTTGTTATTAATACTTGTATTCCACCAACAGTTGGTATTGCAAATACGACACCAACAACAGCAACGGCTCTACTTATGAAGTAATCAAGTTCTTGTTTACCTTTTTGGGAAGTATAACGAAATTGAATTCTTTCATTGGGGATGTTATTAAACACTATTTTGTCTTCCATATTATAAATTTTTGTTACTTAATTTAATCACACGTTCTTTCAAAGTCCAGATTCTCATTGTGCCCAAACGAGCTACTTTAAATTGTTCTTCAACAGTTAATTTTCTCGAACCTTTGATTTTAGTTGCTTTCTTTATTATGCTTACCGATATTTTCTCGGTCTTGTTATAATTAAGATATCTTTCACAAACAATTACACCAGCATTTTCAGGTATTAAATGCTTGACCCGTTCATATATGTTAACGGGAAAAGCATAATAAAATTCAGTAATCCTATGTTGAATATCAACATGATTATGTTTCTTTTCAAAATCTTTCAATAAATCTGCTTTACTGATTTTTATTTCAATTTCAACTGCAACGCCTGACCGTTTTACTACGAATAAATCACATTCATGCAATCCCGAAAGCCCCCATGAAATATTTGGAACAATTATGTTTTGTCTGATATTAAACCATCTGGCAATTGCCACCTCAATTTCAATTGTTTTAAGCGGTTTGAATTTAGTCTTCGTCTGGACAGACATAGCTATTTACTTGTTGCTCAATTAATGTAATCTTTGTTTTTTGTTTAAGCGCTTCAAGTTTTTCATTAAAATTACTGCCCTCAATTAAATGAAATTCACTAATATTTTTATAATCGAGATTGCCATCGAGTGATATTTCAGCATCAAAACCATTTTTTAGCAATTGCAACCAAATGAATCGCATAATTGTTGATTTACCTGAATTGCTAAGTCCTGTTATTGTTACGTTGATTCGTTTATTCATAATAAATTCAGATTTTTTAATGACTCGATAAAACTACTTAATTTCTCACCATCAGTTATTTCACTAATACTTTCTTCATGGAAAAAGCCAATACGATAATTATCGGGTTCATCACATTCATCGTCACTACAACTAATAAGAAATGTATTACCATCGGTTACTTCATAGATGAAATACTTAAAGGCAGTGCTTCCACTTTCTTCAACACTTACGTTTACTTCTTTAAATCCTAATTCCAGTAATAATTTTTCAGTTATCATTTTCTATAATATTTAGTTATTTTATATTTAAGACCAGACTTACTAAGTTCCCAGTCTTGATTAATTTCGCCATCAAAGTTAGTAAATAATTTATCAATCGGAAACATTTTATTACCATTTTCATAAATTTTATCAACCCAAGTAATTATTGCCTGATCGCAATAATCAATTAATCGTTCATATAACATTGCTCCACCAGCAATATAAACCTTTTCAACATTTTGAAGATAATCTAAATGTTCTAACAATGAATTAATATCATTAAATTGAATCACGCCTTCACGCAACACATCCCAATGCTTATTAGAACTTGAGTTTAAAACAACATATTTTCGATTATCAAATGCTTTCTCAGGCAATGTCAAATAGGTGTTATAGCCAACAACAACCGTGTTATTAATAGTTGTTGCTTTGAAATGTTTAAAATCTTCTGGAACATACCAAGGAATTTTATCATCAATACCAATTATACCGTTAGTACTAACCGCAGCAATTATTGTTAAATTCATAGTTATTATTTTTAGTAATTAAAATATCTTTGAGTTAGCAGCAATGCCATTACAGTAACTTGCTAATTTCTTCACTTGACAAACCAATACCGTCTTCACAGTAATTTTTAGATGATATATTTAATAGTTGTTCATTAATTAAGTGCATAGGTATTATCATTGCCCCACCACACAAATTACACGTTTCAACTCCACTACTTATCGAAGTAGGTGAGCCATACCAATTTTGAACCATTACCTTACCATCTCCATTACACTTTGGACATAATTGATACGGCACTGTTGCTAACACAGTATAACCGCAATTGGTGGGTTTCTGCGTTTTTGTTGCTTTTGTTTTCTTTTCCATGTTATCTGAATTTGAAAGTCACTACTATTTAATCCACTAACTGACGGTTATACACAAACGTTAATTACACGTGTTTAGGTCATAAACCGAATTAAAATGTTTTCTCAGAGATTTAAGTGTTAAATGTTTTTTTCCATTATCATGTAAATAATTTTCATTTTTTCTACAAAGTCGATAAATTGATTCAGCATGACATTGACTGAATACTAATATTGCGTCTGCTTTCCATGATTTATTTCTTTCTTCGGGATTATCAATTATTTCAGCAAAATAGTTTAATGCAACCCTTAATATATCCGTTGCTGTAATATATTTTGTTTTAAATTTTTCCCATTCATTCCCACAGGCATTACAATGATTAATTTTAGTTGTTGTTACCATAACATTTCCATCAATCTCACCAAATCCAAATCTAACACTACCAGTTATTTTTGACTTGCTTTGTGATAAAACGATTTTATCTACAATAACATCTTTTTTACAGTGGGGGCATTTATTATCATGATATTGTTTATTTTCTATTTGGTCTTTATATTCGGACTTTGCAATAATAGTACATCTTTCATTAATAAGTGCTAAATCATTATCAATAATTTTTTTATGTTGTGCTGATGAAAAATTTAATATTTTACGAATATTTATCATTATGCCAATTTTTTGTCCTTTATTAAGTCACGGAGAAATTCATTTTTAACACCACCAATTGATCTTATCCATTCTTTATAGTGTTCATTTTCTTTTAATGTTTCAATTGCAGTTAATCTTAACTCAACAATTTGTTGTGATGAATATTCGCCCCTATAAATACTAACTAAATAATCAATAAAATCAGGATAATCTTCTCGATTAAAAACTCTTTCATCACATATAAAACATAGAGCAGTTAGGGCATCGTTTAAATCGGGTTCATGAAAGAATGAAAATGGTATGTCATTTTCTTGTAATTGATCGCCTATTTGATTTAAGGTTCCTTGTGAAATGCCCTCAAAATCTCTCTGTCCATTTGTTGTTCCACCATTTAAAATTATCCATGTTTTCCAATTCGTAATAAAATCAATATATTCATCTGTCTTTCCAAAATGCTGTACATACTCTAATGCTGAATGACCGCATTGTATCCCAATTTGAATACCTGTTAGTTGATAGATTGTAAAAAAGTACATTCTTTTTTCTAATTCTTTAAGTTCTTTCATAATATTAAGTTTTAATTACTAAAATCATAGTCATTATTGAGATAATCATTTAAAAATAATAATGCTTTATATGCAGATAAGTTGTTATCATAGCATTTGTGAAAATATTCAATATTTGCATATAATATTTCACGATCATGTGTATATTCACTGCTTCTTACACCAACATCGATTAGGTATTTCTCAAATGAGAATAATTTTTTATTCATTCCATTTATGTTTAGGTAGCATATGTGAATAATCTTCTTTATCAGACATCTTTTCTTCTAATTCTTCTAATTCATTCCATTCATTATCTGACATACTATGATGCCAATCATGCCAATGCTGAAACCATTTCCAATAATCACCATCAGGTCTATTTTGTGCTGAATCAGGATCGACACCAAATCTAATTAGTTGTTGAACGCAATATGCTTGATTTTCCGAAAGTCTTTCAAGTTCAGTTTGCATTTCAGGTGTAATCGTTAATCTGTCATGACTTGCATCATGATTGGTTCTCCAAATAATGCCACCAATCAAATCGATGTAAAAATAACTTGTTACTTCGTCAAAGCCATCAATTTCATTTTTTTCTTCTGTTGTTATCATAATTTTTATTGTTTTCTCTTATCATATTCCCTGCTCTTTGCTTTAAAGCTAAGTCTATTGAATGTTGAACGCAACGTCTTTGCTTTTGCCACATCACCAATTGCCACGTATACATGTCCTTCAATGATTTGATTGGGGTTATTGCCAAAAACTGTCATGCCATTATCTGCAGCAATCAATAAATCATCAGGATTTTCAGGCAACGTAAAATTCATGTCCAGAATTGGTACAGTTTCTAAACCCATTTCCTTAATCATATCAATGAACACCAAATATTCATAGTACCGTGAATTGTCAATATCATAAGCATTGTAGAATCTAATTGTTTTATCCTTCAACTTGTAAATATTCCCTTGAATGCCCTCACCAACTAATTCACCTTGAATGGCGAAATTTTTGATGTTATTGTCAGCTGCGTATTTACGCATTTTATCTTCAATACCCATTTTGATTGCTGTTGACCAATATGAATTAACCTTTTCGTCACCTTCTGGCCGCTTATAGTTTATACTTCTACCACCACAACCAAATTCATCGTTTTTTAGATAACAAAAGATGCTCGACCCCTCTAATTTTTCACTCTTTACATACCTGAATTTCCTTAAAGTATCATACTTATCAACTAAATTTTCCAATCTTTCTTCATCACTAACAAGTATTCCAACCGTGGCCAAATCACTTAATTCAATACCATCAAGACTTGTCTTTTCAGGTGCTACATATTGAGTGACACCGAGAATATCTGTCACATCAATACCTTCGACAGTATCAATATTTCCAAGTGCTGGTGATAATCGTGACTGTTCCAATTCGTTAATATGCCATTGTAATTCAGTTGGTAAGATCGACAATGGAAAACATATGCCTTGGCTTAAAGTTTGAAAAATTTCCCTTGTTTTGATACGGAACTTACGTTCACGTAAAAATTCAAATTCAGGCTTAGTATTTAGTTTAGAGATTTCAGCCATTTTCAATTTAATCACGTTCTTTTCATCATCAGTTTTTGCTTTAGACAATGATTTCTGTAATGATTTCCACTCCAATTGTAGACTTTCAGGTAAGCCATCAGGCAAAACTGAATCCACTTCAATATAAACACATAATGAACCGGGTTTGAACTCACCTTTCTTGCCCACCACATGCCAGCCTCGGATTTTCAATAATTCAAGGTTCATCGAACCCTCAATTTCACTAACTTCTGAAACCCTTGCTATTGTCGCTAATTTTCTGATATTAGCTACATCATTGATATTATCTATACTTTCCATTTCAATTGTAATTTTAATTTGTTTCTTTCCTTATCTTTCAGTTCTTTACCATTTCTGCCCACATGAAATTTATAACATTTACTGCACTTATATGCAACGACCTTATGAATTACATGGTCTCTTGAGTTAATATTCTTTGCGGCTTTAATTGCATCCGCCATTGTATTATATGGAACCTTTTTTTTATAAATTGGTTGCGAACTTTCATTATATCTTTTAAGTGTTTGACATTCCATGATTATATCATACGTAAATTATTAATATTTGTTACAAATTCACATGAAATGTTCAGGGCACGCATCATTACATAAATCATTAAAATTATTTTTATTCATTTCAGACTAGTTTTTAATTAAAATACCTCTTCATCGCTCCAATGTGGCAACGGACAAAATCTTCCAGTTTTCTCTGGTTCCCCATCTCTCATTTGAGGACAATTAGGATGATTGCATTCTCCATCAGAACCTGCCATACAGTTTTTTAATTCAGTTTTTGATTTTTTACGAAGATCACAACACAAATTATACAAGTCGTAATAAGCATCATCCTCACAATTATCAACGCCACTTTTTGAAGGTGATTTTGCCCCAAATCTAAGTAATGTATAAACTGAATCACTCTTTAGCATATCAATTAATTCATTAATTTTTTCGTCAATATTAAGCTCAATTAATTCAAAGTCATCAAAGTTAACCATATTTTTGTAATAATCAACTAATTTATCAATTGTTGTTTCGACCGATAATAATTTAGGCAGTTCTGAAATAAAAACAATATTTGTCCCGTTTAGATTTAAAATTTCAATAAATTCTTTAGTACTTGTTTTTCTTAATGCTTTAGCTATCATTTAATTTCCTCCTTCTTGATTTTAAATTTATCGTTATTGACTTTCAATTCTTGTTTAAGTTCATTACCTATATCAACAGCAGCATATCTAGCATTAACGTAATGACTTAAATCCCTTTTTAAATATTCGATGCCATTTACCACGGCAATACCATAATACACATTTTGCCGGGGTTTAATTAAATCTTGGATTGGTTTTAATTCAACCTCAACCAATAGCTCACCTTGTATCTTATCTATGACATAAACTAATCGATAACTACCTTTAGATATCATCGTTATATTGATGATGATTCGTTAATTTCAATACATTCAGCTAATGTATTTGCAATGTTCTTATCGTCTCTAAAATGTTTATAAACGGGATGAAGAACTGAATAATTGCCTCGACTATCTTGGGATATACCCGAACATTTAATTTCAACAATCTTACCCAATAACTTATCTTGATTAGTGGTAATATATTCCATATCTTCCTCATTAATTCCGGTTGGTGAAGTTTTTAATAAGCCATCTTCAGATTCAACATCGATTGATGAAATTAAGTTTGAATTCTTACCAGTCCCATAATTAAAACCCGTCGCTTTTAAGTCCAAGTTAACTTCCTTCTTAATTTTTATTTGATATGATGGTTTTGTGTCTGCCCATACACCATCTTTGGACTTGACGACAATTCCCTCACCATTTCTGGAGATAATTTCTTCAAAATGCCTAATAACATCATCCATTGTTGAAACTTCTCTGGTTTCAACCACTGATAACATCTTAAATCCTTGAAATGCTGTATTTAAGTCTTCAAATCTTTCACTGTACTTGCGATTGCATTTGCGGGTAAAATACTCATCAAGCGTAAGAATATCCCAAGCAGTGATACATAACCTATCAAGTGCTTCTCTATATGGCATGTGCTTGTTTTCAAATTTAGCCAATTCCTTTGATATGTCATCGCCATCAGCACGTTTTTTGGTAATTGAAATTAATGATGCAACAATACCATTACTTTCGTAGCGTGGTATGTTTTCAGCAACAGTTAATATAATACTTCCATCCAAGTTCTTTTTTATACACCTAATTTCACTACTCTTCATATTATAAATTTTATTTATGTTTACAATTATCAAAATGATATCTTTTCATATTACCTCCACCACCATATTTACCACAATACGGACATATCGATTTGGTTGAATTTCGTGGTTCTTTTAATTTTTTTTTTGTTTCTGATGAAACTATTCTACCCACATTTCCCTTTGATATGTTTTCACACCATTCTGGAGTAAATGTTCTTTTAATACCCCTTTTACTTTCAGATATTTTCTTCTTGGTTTCTTCACTCAAAATCTTATTTTTGCCATATATTGATAATATTTTTTTTGTTTCTTCACTAACAATTCTTCCCTTATTTTTTTTAGATATTTTAATTTTTGCCTCTTCAGTATGTTTTTTACCATAAAAAGGTGCGTTTTCACCCAAATATTTTCCCCTCTTACTTTCAGATAATTTTTTCTTAGTTTCATCGCTAACTAATTTATTTAGATGTGTTTTACTTATAATTTTTTTATGTTGTTCATTTGGCACATATCTTTTATCGTGGCCACGTTTTTTTCTCATTTTATCTTTAGCTTCTTCACTATGTTTTTTACCATACATTGGGTTATTTTTACCGCTAATATCCATGCCAGCCATTCCACCCGCAGACGCTAATGCTTGATTATAAAAATATTTAGATTTAACGACATCATATTTTATTTGTAATCTAAGTTCAGCTTCATATGCTTCTTTTCTACTAACATGTTCAGACAGTATTAATACTTCAAATAAGTCGAAATTTTCAATTAATTCATTTTTAAAAATTTCAGAATATTTTTTTGACTTAACCGACCCACGATATCCATTTTCAATTTTTTTTAAACTCGTTGACCCAATATAAAATGGTGGTAATTTTTCACCTGAATAAATAATTAAATAAGTTACATACATATAAATGAGATTTAACCATAAATACATAAGTACTTCTAATTATTCAAGTAATGGTGAAAATTTATTTAAAATATCCGAAACCGAATGGCAGATTCCATCAATTTCAATATAATCATCAGCATTAATTAAAATATTTAATTCACGACTTTTCATGGTAATTTCAGCATTAATGACACAATCTTTCAATTGTGATAACTCCCCAATGAATTTGGGATTATCTAAAATGGTTGGTTCTCCTTGTCTTGACTCATTATTTACCTCGCCACCTTGTATAATGCAATTGATAAATCTTCCATCCATTTTTTCTTGACTATAACAAGTACCTTTAGCAAGTAACTTTAAAACTAAATCCCTTGAGTAAGGTTTACAACCCAAATAGCCAACTTTTTCAATCAAATTAGGAAATACCTTATTGATATTTCTAGTGCCCATACCAATTTTACAATCCTTTTCGATTATGCGTTCGATAATATCTGCATCATCCCTATCAATATGCTCTAATACACCTTTTAAATGTGATATTGCTGAATTGCCAGTAATTTCACGATTACTTAATGCAGCTAATTGGTCAATTGCCCAACTCAGGGACATTCCATCGCCCCAGTCATAATCAGGTATTTGTTTAATATAAAACTTAACTCGTTTTGAGTTAGCTAAATATAATACTCTTTTTAAAAGTTCGTTATTCTCGTACTTGCTAAGAATATTCATCTTTTCATTAGTACCGGACTCATTTGAGATTTCGTCAAAAATTTGTTTAATTTTCATTCAAGTATATTTATTGTCATGTAGTTAGATGATTCAATTTTCTTGTCGGTATATAAGTGCATGTTTTTAATATATTTTGGTTTAACGAAGAAATGTTTAATTTTCAACAACATATTTTTCCATTTACTTTTATACCAAACATATTCACCATTAACCATTGTTGCCGTATTTATTATCACAAATGGCAATAATTTAAATCCATTTTCATTGCTCTGCTCAATCATTTTATATCTTTTTGTAAAGATATTCAATTAAATCAATACTACAAAACTTTTTAAATGCCCAGATCAACCATTTACAAATATTGATTATTGCCATTACACCAATAATAATAAGTGCTAATAGAATCATAATAATAACGATATTGTCATTTATTACTTTTAGATATTCTCCGAGTTCATTCATCAGATTTCAGCTAATATTTTATTTATAATTTCTTTAAATGCTCTGTATAACATATTTGGATAATATGGTGAATTAAATGAATATAAACCACATGAGAAGAATTCGTGACATTCAATTATAAAAGTTCCACTATCATTAACACCAACATCTAGTGTATAAGCAATTGGTGCTAATTCATATTCATCGATCATTTCTTTTATTGCATCGGCATTAGGAAATTTAGTGAATTCGCCTAAATAATTTTGTAGTCCCACTAACTTTCTATTATAAACGAAAGCACGCCATTCACTATCAATACTAATTACCTCAGAAAATTGATAATTACCTTTAGGAAGTTCATGGAGTTCATCTTCATTAAAGATACCGCAAATATTTTTTATTTTATCGTTAGATTTAACAAACATTTTTCCTTTTAAATCCTTTTCAGTTCCATTAAATATCTTTCTAAGTGAAAAACGTTCATTTAATAATTCAATAGGAACGTTTATTGGTTTAAGTGTGGTGTTATGAAATTGTTGTAGAAAGGCTAAAACAAACTCAACACTACCAATTGGTACATATGTATGGTGAAATGATTTAAAAACAAATTCCTTTTGATCAACGCCGGTATCAAAAAATCTATAATAGGTCTTATTATTAACATCATTTCTATTTAACCAATTTTTAAAATCAATAGATTTTAAAAGTGTAAAAGCAAAATCATGCTCAATTTTTTTATCAATTGTTTGAATTAAAAATTTCATAATCGTTATTTTGTTAATAACAAAGATATAACTTTAAATTGGTAATACAACATTTTTTAATAAATTTGTACTGACATGTGCATAAACTTCTGTAGTTTTTGAACTTGAATGACCTAAAAGATTTTGAATAATTCTTAAGTCGGTACCATTTTCGAGTAATGTTGTTGCATAGCTATGTCTCAACAAATGAAAATGATATTTATCGCCAATATATTTTTTAACAATTTCATTACATGATGCTGTTGAATATTGTAATTTATTTTGTCCATTAAATAGATATTCTTTTGGTTTATATTCAATAAAATACTTTCTCAGTAATTCTAAGTTATGCTCTGATAATGGGACAATTCTATCTTTTCTGCCTTTGGGTTGAATAACATAAATTATCATGCGTTTAGAATCAACATTTTCAATTTTTAAATTACAAATTTCACTAACTCTCATTCCCGTTCCATATGTTAACGATATAATTGCACGATGTTTTATGTTTTTAATCTTACTGATTTTATTAAGCAAAAATAACTTATCGATTATTTGTGGTAATTTTTTTTCATTACGTGGTCGTTCAATATTAAAACTAATCATCTTAACACCAACAATATGTTTATATAACAATTTAACTGAGCTAATAAATTGATTCTGTTGTGGAATAGAACTATATTTTTTATTAATTAAATAATTAATTGCTTTATTTTGAGATATGTGATAAATATCATTATCAAAACCATTTAAAAATTGTTGGGCATGATAAATATACGTTTTAATCGAGTTCTCGGCATAATTTTTAAACCTCAAAACCTTTTCAAACTTTTCGAGAGTTGATTTGCTTTTAATATTCATAATCAATATTTTAGGTCACTATGTTGATATATAATAGTTAAGCACAAGCCAAAGTGCATCTATTCGGCATCGGATTTTTTCGGTTGTGGTTTCCAATCGCCATCTGCATCTAAATGGGCAGGCGGCCAACCGTGTTTTCTAACTTGCAACATTCGCATAAATCTAATCCACATTCTAACTAATCCATTTACGGCAAAATAAGCCGCCCCGTTCAATAATATAGTCATTCCTACAAATGGCCAAAAGCCTGAGAACGCTATGTCAAAAATTTTCTCTATCATGTTATTTTATTTAAAGGCCAGTGCTTAACAATATGTATAGCAAAAAGCCGTAATTAATATTCGTTCTTTGCTTGGTCGTTAGTGGTACGGCTTCATGCCATACATTCAACGTTATAGGTAATAAAATTTACTACCGTTCTACCTTAATCATATCATTTGAGAAGTAAGCACTCACTCTATCTTCTTTTCCATAAGGTTTGAAGTAGAGTTGTCCATCTTCTTTCTTATAAATTTCGTGTTCACCATCCCTTTGAACATCAACAATGTCACCTTCTTTTAACTCTACTTCAAACTTGTCAAAGCATTTCACATATTTGTTTTTCATAATCCGTAAATTTTACATACCTATAACAAAGTGTATAAGTAATGTGGCTAATTAAATTTGTTGTTAAGTCGAAAGTATGTGCAAAGCCACACTACTTATACACCCGACCGTTATGTGGCATTAGTCCACAAACAAAACCTCCACAGGGTTGAAAACTCTCAATTTCGTTTTAGTGCCAAAACTATTATAATATATCTCGTATGTGGTTAAGTTTATTTCTTCAATTTTTTCAACCCTTTCACGCCCAAATTCAGATACTTCCGCTTTCTCGGTTACGTACTGCGTTCCAGTTTTTTCTCCAATATGTGTAACATCCATCACACGTCCATTCCATTTTATGCTTTTAATTTTCATAATAAATAACGCCACATAACAATGTATATAAGGCATTGCCTTTGTGGTCTTTTTAAATGTTTATACTAAATTTAATCTTTCGTCCATTCTATCAAAGTTTGTGAGGGCAACGCCTCATATACTTACCGTTAGCAAACATATAAATTATTTACGTTTACGTGGTTTAAGTTTTTTGCAACCTTTTATTGCTTCTTTTTGCATTTCAGGATTTCTAAATATATCTGCGATGTTTATTGTTACATCGCCTTTATGTTCTCTTTTTAATGGTAGTGGTTCTCTTGGCATAATTTTTACGATTTGCTAACAAGGTATATACGAAATACCCTATTAAGGTTTGTACTAATTTTTAAGTTTGTAGTTAGGGTACTTCGTATATACCCAATCGTTAGGCGTAATGCTACGGAGCAATGCGCTTCCCTTTTGATATTATTAAATCTTCAAGTTTCTTTTTTGCTTCGTCTGGTGTATCACCATATTTTACCGCACCAATGTAAGCAGGTTCATCTCCAACATATGCTCTAGCTATATAAGTTCCATCTTTTAATTTGGTAGTTCTAACATTAAATATTTCATTCATAATCGTTTCTATTAAAGCACATACGCCTAACAATATGTATAAAATATAGGCGGTTCAGTGCAAGTTTATACTTTTCTACTTTCTATCTAGCTTCGTGTGGGCGGATAAGGTAGTAGTTCCTATTCGCCTACATTTCATACATTTAACGTTATGTGCAATTTACCACACACCATTTTCCTTTATACACGTTTCAATTTTATCTTTAGTCCACAAATGTTCAACAGGAAAATTTTTAATTACTCTTGTTGATATGCTCATAAATGGTCTATTATATTTTTTAATACATTGTTTTATATGTCTAACCATTTCTTCTTTATTATCATCTGGAGAAACACCAAATTCATAACCAAGAATTGCAGAACCACCACATCTTATATCAGTAGAATCATTTTCTTTACATGATACATCATATAATATTGCATCACACACTTCAATTGTTTTTGTTTCCATAATTAAAAATTTTAAATTAAACTGCACATAACAACAAATATAAAACATTGCTGTTGTAATTTCTATTTATTTATACGTTAATTTTCAAGTTTTGTTACATTAATTATCATTTGTGTTGTAACGTTTCATATTTGCAACCGTTAGCAATAATACTACTTACATGCATCATAATTAAATGTTACTTTACTTAAATCAATATTCATTGAAAGTAACCAACATATTAAATGGTATGTTTTGCCATCAACTTCAATAAAATGATGTCCAATTTTTTCACATTTTTTATAACAACACTTTACATCTTTTTCCATAATTAAAATTTTATGATATTTTTTGTTATGTTAGTAAATTCTAATTTAGATAAATTGTATTTATTCATGAGTTTATCACCAATTGGATATAATGCTACTAATAACTCATTGTTTTTTCTATTATAAATTAAAATTGTTTCATTTTCTTTACTAAATTTAATTGCATCGTCAAAAACATGTATATTACTTTCATTTAGTTCTAAAATTAAATCATTTTTTACGTTATTTTTAACCGTACTATTGCTAACAACAGGTATATCCAATTGCTGCTTTTGTTTTTTTAATTTACTTTTATCTGTTTTCATACTTTTGTTCTTTTATTTAAGTTTATTTGTTATTTACGCAACTGTATATACCTGCGGACGTTATGTGTAATTTAATCCAAGAAGGTAATTTCAAGTTTAAATATCTTTTCAAATTGTCGTATTGATGCAGTACCTTTATATTTTTTATCTTCGGCTAAATATTCAATACTAATTCCTCCTAATTTTTCGGGATTATTAAAATCAATAGCATATACTGTACATTTTTTTCCAAATGTATTAATGTAAACATCATTTACTCTTGGGATATACCCCATTTTAATGGCTTCATCAATTCTCATACGTTTTTCAATAAGTTTGTTCATATTTTTAAATTTAAGTTAAAAACTACACATAACAACAAATATAAAACATTGCTGTCGTGATTTCTATTTACTTATACGTAATTATTTTAATTTTGTTACATTTATTTGCATTTATGTTGCAATATTTTATATTTGCGACCGTTA